GTATTGGGATTGTGGAAATAGGGTTTTTATGTTGAAATAGTTTAAAGATGATAATCTCCTATAAATATATTGTTCGCCCGCAAGGGGTTTATGCGGCACCCACCGCGTAGGCAATAGAACTGTCTTAACTGAGGAGAAACAAAATGGGACGTCCGATTAAAAAATCGTTTTTCGCTAACTTAAACGATCCGTATCAAGATCAAGCCACCGGTGGACCAACTGGTGTTGGTGGTGAAGGTGTTGCTAGTATCACAGTACTGAACTCTGGTACGTTGTATACTACTAGTACTACGCTGAACTTGACATTTAGTGCGCCGCAAATTGGTGGCACAAGTGGTCGCGCAACTGGTCGTGTAACAACTAACGCAAGTGGTAACATCGCTACTGTTACACTGTTAAAAGCGGGTAGCGGATACACTTCTACTCCAACCGCCACCGTTAACGGTGGAACAACTGGCACTACCGCAACCTTCACTATCGCACTAACCACAACTCGTCAGGAGGGTATTAGTGTAAGTGCTTGGGTCACAGGCGGTCTCGCTGCCAAATCTGCTGATATCATGAAGCAGGAAGGCACTGCCCGCTATCTAGTTCAGAATGCTGACGGAGTTGGCACATGTAGCTTAGTTGCCGCTGCTCCTGCTGCTGAAGGTGAAATGAACATCCTGGCCACTGATGTGAATGGTAGTAGTTACTATGTTACTAAACTAACTAGCCGCAAGGCATATCTAACCAGAAAAGCAATGGTTGGCAGCTACGAGTATGCGACCGGTGCCGTTACTCGTTGGAGTATGGCAGCTGCTACTACTGGCACTGTTAGTGTTTCTAATGCCTAATTAGCACCGCTCTACTAAAGGGACTACCAAGTCCCTTTTTTAATGACTTCTTACCTGATACGAATAGGTAAATACACTTATGGCAACTTCATGGACAACTCCAACAACTGTGATCCAGTATGCAGATCCCCAAGCAGAACAGATACATGTGTCTTGGGATGAATCTGACAACTTTTCTGGGATTTCTAGAAAAAATCAATTTTACACAAAAACAGTTAATCCGCTAGTACACATCGCAAGAAGCCCCAAACCAGATATCACAAACAAAACCTATTATTTGCAGCTTACTGGTTACAACTTTGTTGATGTACCTGAGGTAATTACTGGAATTGAACTACAGTTAATTTGCGATCGAGGTGGTAGAATAACCGACGACACTGTTCAGCTTGTACTAAACGGCGCAGCTATTGGTGAAAATGTTGCAGATAGAAATCTAGATCAGATTAAAATATACGGTGGTGAATTACCAGTTTGGTCAACACAGCCTCTAACAGCTTCAGATGTACAAAATGGCACATTCGGAGTTCTACTGAGGTTTAAGTCTCACCCACAGTGGCCTCATAAAACTACGGCAAAAATAGACTCTGCAGAACTGCGAATTTATTAAAACAATAAATACTCTAAAGGAATAGAAGATGGCAACAAGAATAAGAGTTTCTGGTACACGAAAGGTAACACCTACTGGGTCTACTCAAATTTCTTCTCCGAACGGTGATATTTTATTAGATGCGGATAGTACAGTAGTCAGCGGGTCATTGGTTGTGACCCAAGACTCTCTGATTGCCGGGAATTCAATTGTCGGCGGGAAGCAGATTGTAAACGTAAACAGCAATGATGGAATCACAACACTTACTAATGTTGCGATAAAGTTTGATCAAACCGCAAACGTTCAAAATCCAGCAGGAATCCCCTACAATCCAGAAAACGTATATGGTCAATCGATCTTGGGATCGATTGAAGCAGCAAACGCACAACGACAGGCCGGAGCAGTTTATATACCTGGCGGTTTGGGTATACAAAAAGACCTAAACGTCGGTGGATTTATTTACGGTAGAATTTCTGAAGCTATTACTTCTACAAACCTGACGGTTATCCCTAACAACGACGATGCCAGTTATTTCCCAGTGTTCGTTGATAGATTATCTGGTGATTTATCGGACGCTGCTACGTTTTATGGGGACAACGTTGGTATACAAGGTGGATTAAGATATAATCCAGCTCGCGGCCTTCTTACTATTGAAAATGGTAAAGTAGTTTCAACCGCATCCTCAACGTCGACCACCACAGGTGCTCTTCAAGTTGCCGGCGGCGTGGGTATTGGGGGAGAGTTGCACGTAGACGACATTGTTACTAAAGTGTTGTCCTCAATTCAAAGTAAGATCCAAATTGCTCCGGAACCAGAATCTGGTCAGGATTTGGGTTTAACTGAAGTCATTGGTAATATTCGAGTCAGGGGCGATAAACCCATAGGTACTGCTCCCGTTGTTAGAAACACGCTGTATGTTACAATGGATGGTAACGATACAAATGACGGAAGAGCTCTTGATCCAAGCCGAGCTTGCCGAACAGTTGGCGGGGCCATGCAGAGTCCCTATTACCAGGTAGGCACTCAGATTCTTGTTAGCGCAGGCCACTATTACGAAGATAACCCATTACCGATGAAGCCGTACACATCGGTTAGGGGTTCTGATATTAGAACAACCTTCTTAGAGCCAATTAACAAGACGCAAGACTTGTTCCACATGAACAGCGGATGCTATCTTAACTATATGACGTTCTTAAATGGGCGCTCAGGTTTGCTAGACGGTCCTTATGAAGAGGGATTTAATAGAGGAGCATACGCAACTGCGTTCCCACCACTAACTGGTGACGAAAGGATTGACTTGTTCCAGTCGCCGTATGTACAAAACTGTACCAATCAAAGCGGTCCTTGGTTAAAAGACGGAACACTATTTGTTCCAAATCAAACAGTTCAAATTCCTAAAGCAACTGCTACGGGTTCTTGGAACGCAAATACTTCTTCAATTATTGTAACCGTCACTACTGGAACAATAGCCAGAGGTATGAGTGTAAACGCTGGTAAGCAGAATAAGGGGTTCTTTGATGCTAGAACACTGATGCTAGCAAACAAAGATTTCCTCAAAGAACAAGTGGTGGGTTATGTTGATAAAACATTCAACAGCGGTTCGTTCACGTATGACAAAACCGCATGCTCTAGAGATTTAGGTCTAATTATAAACTCGATTTCAACTGATTTGCTGTATAACAGTGATAGTGATTCCACGTTCGCAGGCTTACAATACTGGAGTCAAGGTAATATCTCCACCCCTGGGGAATTGGGTGTAACGACCGCAGCAGTTGGGCATTTGAAAACTGCAGTTCTAGCCTTGATCGCTGGAAATTCAGGTCCAGTTAGCACAGTGACTACATTGTTCACTCTAATAGAAAACATTCTAGGATCATCGAGTTACTTAGACGGTATAACTGATTCTATTGTCGGCGGGGGATTACCATCAACAGATTCAGACGTAGTAAGTGCATATCAAACTATTTTAACAAACAGATCATCGCTCATAAATTCTGTTATCTCATGGATATCGTCTAACTATCCAGACTACTCTTATAACGTAGCAACTTGCAAGCGTGATGTTGGGTATATGATTGACAGTATTGCGTTTGACTTGCTAAATGGCGGAAATAAACAGTCTATAAAGTCTGGGATATACTATTACAGCTATAATTCTGACAGTACGCAAGTTCCGAATGAAATCCCACAGGTGTCGGCTGCGTATTATTATCTAAAGAATATTCTTCCAAGTATTATTAAAGGTACTGCCGTCCCAACCATATACCAGGATCAAAACTCTCCATCGTATGTAAGTCAAGTTATATCAGGTCAGGAGGTTGCCGGTGATTACGAAGTTGAGTTTTTACAAGATAAAATCGACTATATAACAACTATCATAAGAAAAGGACCGTCTTTTGCTAAAAAGAAAACGTCTATGAATTTGGAAAAGTCAGCATCTGAAGAAGCAGAAAATGCCTTTGTCATGCTGGCAGCCAATACGGATTTTATCACGGCAGAGGTTATTGCTTTTATAGATGCTACTTCTAACAATTTTACATATTCTAGGGAAAAGTGCGCAAGAGATGTTGGCATTTTAGTAGAAAACATTTCCTATGATGCTAGTTTCGGCGGAAATCAAAAGGCCGTCGAAAGCGGGCTAGCATATTACGATGGAGTTATCAGTAGAATTTCTGGTCAGGAAGCTCAGACTATTGCAGCTATCGATTATCTAAGCAATCTTTGCCAAAAAGTCATAGTAAATCAAACTTGCCCTGACGTTTACGCAATTGGTCCTGTTACTACTGCCAAGTATTCACAAGTAGTTAATAGTTCTATTACTGGTGGTGAAATCGCTAGCGAATCTATTAGCAAGCTATTTGAAGTTGTGACTCGAATTATTGCTGACGGTCCAGATGTTATACCTGAACTAACTATTAGTTCAGGTCCGGATGCTGCTTACGTATCTGCAGAAACACTGTTAGAGGCTAACCGAACATTCATTCAAGAAGACACTGTTAACTACATCAACAACTTAGTTAAAGAATTCCCGTACAGCGAGATAAAATGCCGTCGAGATACAGAATTAATTGTGGATTCTGTAGCATTTGATTTGTTATATCCCACTCCGGGAATGAGTCAAAGTACATTTGCCGGCATACAATATTGGAATCAAGGAAACTATACCGGCGATATTGAAGCGCAATTGCAACCTACATTAGATGCAATGCGATATTTGAAGGAGTTGTCCGGCAAAGTCATTAGAAATATTAGATACGAAGACGACTTGATCCCTCGCTATCAAAGTGCTGTTCCTCAAAATGTGAGCTTAGAACCCTCTGATTTAGCAACAGCAGAGCAGTTGTACCCATTATTTGATACAGTTACAGAGATCGTAAGTGGAAATACTACCGGGTGGACTGACAGAATCATTACTAACGGTGCTGCCTCGACATTTGACAACGTATTGAATGCTTTCGACATCTTACAAGCAAATAAAACCTATATGGGGGCAGAAGTCGTTGCGTATGTAAACGCCACTCATCCGGATTTTACATATAATACATCGACCTGCGCAAGGGATGTGGGATTAATTGTTGATGCTATCGGATTTGATTTAGTTCACGGCGGAAACAGACAATCCATACAAGCTGGTTTCTCATACTATCAATTTACTACGAGCACGAGCGCAATTCACGGGCAGTCTACTCAAACGGTTGCTGCATTTAATAGAATCTATGATGTAGTTGGGGGTATTTTATTAAATCAACCAATTACTGTCACAACAGGTACACTAGCCAAGCAAGTGTTTACTGAAGATTCTGCTACGTCAGCGGAAGTTACCAAGGTTAGAACTGCGATTTCGACAATTACTTCGATCATTAGCAGTGGCACTAGTGTTGCTGCCGCTCCATCAAACATCGCAATGACTGCTAGCACTCTCACTAGTGTGCTTTATGGATTTGATTTGTTAATTGCGAACAAAGAGTTCATCGCTGATGAAGTCATCAACTACGTAAATTGGAATTATAATAACACTTCATTCCGTTATAATGAGGAGAAATGTTATAGAGATGTTGGACTAATTATTGATGCAGTATCACAAGACGTTGTTTTGTTAGGTAATGCAAAAAGTATCGAAGCAGGTTTATCATATTGGACAAGTGGCTATAATCATGTTGCTGGTCAAGTGAGCACAACCACTGTAGCACTAAACTATGCTAAAGACCTAGCCTTACAAGTTATAGCAAACAAACCAGTTGCTGTACAACCGCAAACTAAGACGCCACAAGTTATTAATCCGTTCTTCCAATACGGTGGGGATTATATGCCTCAGCAAAACGTGGCTCGTTGTTTTAAAATAATTACTGATATTATTGAACGAGGCCCTACAGCAGCGCCACCGGTATACGGTGGTAGTGGACTGTTTGCTAACATTGGTCTATCACCGGATGACGTTAAGAGTTCGCCAGTAGTAACCTCAGTTTCTAATGCGTCGTATGATGAGACTCTGTGCAGACGAGATTCCGGTTATATTATTGATGGTGCGTACTACGATGTGTTATTTGGCACCAACTATAACGGCATCACATCTGGAAATGCTTACCGTCGAGGCATCGCATCGTCCCTCGCAGTTATTAATACCGAGCTAACACAAACTAAAGCTGCTATTGAGTACATTAAGACACAATCGCAGACTTATTTGTCTGGAAGTAGTACTGCTCTAGAAAGGGGCAACCGTTCCTATGACAGCATATTAAACATATTAGACGGAAACGATCCAGCTAGTTTGGTATTTTCAAACCCACCGTCAGTGTCATCTCGTGTGGCCGCAAAAGACAAGCTAATAACTAATAAAGAATTTATTAAATTAGAAGTTGTGTCATGGATCGAAGAGCAAATTGAAAATAACGTTTCGCCCTTTGCAAACTTCACATATGATAGACAGCTATGTTCTAGGGACACTGGGTATATTGTTGATGCGCTGTGCTATGATATACTTTATGGCGGAAATAGCGCCATAAGGCAGTGCGCCCAAGCATATTTTACCAAAGACGGTGTATCGACTATTGCAGGGGAGACTGCTCAATCAGTGGCGGCTTTCCAACACATGTCTTCTGTGGCTCAAAATGTGATACGTGGAATTGTCGTAACACCTACGCAGCGAAACTATTTGACTCAAGATACGTCTGGTAATAACGCAACAGCGACTGAAGCAACTACTCTTAACAGTTTGGTAACTGTAATTACTAGTGTGCTGACGGCAAATAGTTTAACAGGTTTAGCTGCGCTAGTGTTGCCAAGCGTAACATGGACTGAATCTAACGTCGATCTTAAGAATTCAGCAGATTCGCTAGTGGGCGCAAAGGCTACTATAATCGATAATACTATAGATTTAGTTAACGATCTGTTTGATGGTAATGTTTTTAGAGTAGGACTAAGCAAGGCTACAGTTGGATTTGGCATAAACGCAACTTTGTATTTTGGGGATACGTTAGTTTACCCATATAGAGATGCTAAAGTCGACGAGTTAAGCTACGAACTGACCGGGTCAACCAGTACTTGGAACTTGCGAAAAGTGGATCCGATCGGGTCCATGGGCGGGAGTCTAGTTGATGGAGCAGTTATTAGTAGTCGAAGCCCGATTCAATCCTTCGTTTATGACGCATTTACTCAAGTTAACCAAGGTGGACGCGGAGTCCATATTAAAAATGACGGATACGCACAGTTAGTCTCGGTGTTTACTATCTTCTGTTCAGTGGGTGTTCAAGTTGAAAGCGGCGGAATCGCATCTATTGTTAACAGTAACGCTAACTTTGGTGATATCTGTCTATTAGCAAAGGGCTATGGCCGTCGCCAATTTACCGGACACATTTATAATCCAGTTTATAAATCATATCCCGAAAGTCCAGATCCAGCAATTGCGACAAGCTTCCCGGAAAGTGAATACTTTGACCAGTACTATCCTACTGGATTCTGGCCAAATGACGCGCGAGTCCGTGTGTTTTTACCTGATTTAGAAGATAGACCACATATTTCTCTAGTGATGGAAGTAGTGGCTCCAGAAACAGTTGTAGACTACACAGGTGAGAAAGTTCCACAACTAAACGAACAAGGGTTCCCTGGTTTCTTAAATGCTGCTCCAACAACATCTACTTTAGTTGCTGGTACTATTACTTTAACTGGGATTGATACCACTGGTATTGCGATTGGAAACGCAGTTTATATTAGAGATCAGTTTGGGCTTGAATACGATAATTTCCCTTACTTGCACAACGCAGACGGCGATCCAGTAGATGCGTTAGGCAATGTAGTTGATATAGGAGACGCTCCTGTTAACCCGAATTACTTAGTAAGATACGCAGATACTGGGACAGTAGTAACAGATTTGGGATATCAGTCGATTACACTAAACAAAGCTCTAACAAACGGCGGAGGCGATCCTGCTAATACTGAATACTTTGATCTATATTTCTGCGGTAACGCATATTACACTGTTTTAAGTAGTGAAGTTGGTGAAAACCCCAAGTATAACAGAAAGGGCGAAGTAATCCCAGCAGGGGTGAACATACTATCTGTGGAAGCAACTGGCTTAGACACTGACCAGCGTGCTGCTCATGTGGCATCTTTACAGAGGTTACAAAGTGTTGTAGTAAAAGTTATCAAGAATGAATCAGTAACAGTTACATCTGGAAACACTACTGATCAGATATTTAAACCCTTAGTGGCAACCGGGGGTCTAGCCGAACAGTTTATTATCAGCAGATTTACAGATCTAATTGGTATTGTTAACGCTGCTAATTTATCAAGTGCGGAATCAGTAGTGCCGCAGAGTCTTAGAAAACAAGAAGGTACTGTTCCACTAGGAGCGGGTGATGCTATAAGTCTAATCAGAGATAATATCAAGTTTATGACAGATGAAATAACTGCGTATGTGAATACTGTTATTGGCTTTACTCCTGATGTTGTGTATGACGAATCTAAGTGCCGTAGAGATGTTAAAATTATTTTAGAAAGATTAATCTACGACCTAGAAAGTGGCGGGAACTATAACTGTGTAATGGCAGGGCTGAGCTACTGGAACAGATTGGGGACACATCATATAATTCAGTTAGGTGAAAACGTGACTAGAACAGACTTGTTCCCAGATGGCGCAACGGTTAACTTCTATCAACGTAGCTACATGAGTGCGTCTGGTTACGTGTTTGAATACGTAGGTGCTGGTGTCGATTACGGAGCATTGCCTCAACGAGGGGTGGCTGATCCTAAACAAGGTCAGGAAGTCGTTCAACTCGACAGCGGTAAAGTATTCTTTACAAGTACAGATCAAAACGGTGACTTTAGAATAGGTCCGGGTCTAGTAATTAGTCAAGCAACTGGTGTTCTAAGCGGTAGAACATTTACAAGATCGTTATTTGCTAACTTGACACCGTTCATCTTAGCTATTGAGACAGGCGCAGGTTAAAAGGAAAAAATCATGGCTTTAATACCATTAAACAAGTTTATAACAAAAACCAAAGTTGTTCCATCTTTTTCAGAAACAACCTCAACGGTGACGGCATATGTAGCTCCTATTGGAGTTACGTCAATTGTGCTTATGGCCCAAGTGGCAAATATTAGTACTCAGACTGAAACTGTCACGCTTATACACTATAGAAATCGCCCTGTGCTTGCAGATGCTCAAGGAAACGGTTTCCAAGCTGGAAAAACTGAAACATATCTAGCAAAAGATTTCGCAATCCCGCCAGGCGATGCTGCGTCACTGTTATCTGGAAAACTTATTGTTGAGAGTTTAGACAGTGTGAAAATTTATGCAAATACTACCAGTACTTGCCAGCTGACGCTAAGTATCTTAGAGACTGCGAATAACTAATAGAGAAGACCATGGCAAGACTACTTAGCGGATCAACATTAAGAACAGGCGGAAGCGGAGAGTTCATTGACCTTAAGGGCGCTCAACCGCAGCTTCCACCAACATCACCAGCCGGAACTGGATTTACTCTCATTACAGATGAGTTGTTGAGGACTTCTTACAGTTCCGTACTGGGATTTATAGATATTACCACGGCTACAATGCGTAGCTTATTGCCTGATCAGCAAATTAGAGTTGTATCAACTGGATCTCTTGTGCTATCCACAAGTACTACTACTGGTGTACTAGCTGTTCGCGGGGGTATCGGCATTGATGGTAACATTTTTGCCACAAAAGATATCACCGTTAACGGGATAACTATCGGTCAGGGATATAGGAATGATGTAGACTCGGCATGGAATAACTTAGTTATACGTGGTGTTGCCTCAACTAGCGAATCACCTAACGATTTTAGTAACGGTCAACAAAATATTAGCATAGGTTACGACAGCCTAACTAACTTAGATACTGCTTATAAAAGTATCGCCATTGGAAGATACGCCTTAAACACGGGAACTGGACTTAGAAACAGCATTGCAATTGGTGATAGTTCGTTAAAGAACATAGGTATTCTACCAACAGAATATATCAAACCCATTGTTAACATTACAACTAGTTCATCTACTCCAATTACTGGAATAACAAACGCAAATCCAGCAGTTGTTACGTCAGTAGATCACGGTCTAAGTACCGGGCAGAGAATATCTATTGCCAGTGTTGTTGGGTTATCTACTGGAACTACTAGTTTACTAAATGGACATTCCTATTGGGTAGATGTCTATACCACAGACACCTTCGGTCTATACACTGATCCAGTGTTTACTACTGCTACTAGTGTAAATTCTATTAGTCTGGGCGATATAACTTGGACCTCATACCAGAGTAGCGGAACAGTCGTCCATCCAATAGAAGTTACTGTATCAAATCACGGGTATACTACTGGAACCGCAGTACTGATGAGCGGAATTGTTGGTGTCGAGGATTTACGAGATCCTGAATATACCGTATCACTGAATGACATTGTATATTATATTAATGTAGTAGATACTTCGACAATTCAGCTGTACACAGATCCAATTGTGGGTGCGGGTGTTGACGGCACATATTTTAGTTCGTATCAAAGTGGTGGGACAATACATAGAGTCCTAAAACAAGACGACAATATTGCCATAGGATCTAATGCCGGTAAGAGTCTAATTGATGGTGAACGGAACTTTTTCCTAGGCGACAACATTGCCACAAACTTAACCACAGGATCGTATAACTTTTTCATAGGCCATGACGCTGGAAACGGCATGAAAATCGGCTCCGGAAACGTGTCGATCATGGGGGATAACCTAATAGATGGTCGAGATAATCAGGTTGCAATTGGGGCAATTTTCTATTACGACGGCGCCGGGTATTTAAGGTTAACAGCAGATACTGCTGTTGGTCTAGGGTCGACTGCTGCCGGCGGTAACACTGGTGGATTGGCAGTGTTTGGTGGTGTTAGTGTTAGCGATAACATAGTTGTTGCAAACAGTGTTACTGCAGGCACGACTAGCACAGCAACTGTTGTGTCGGCCTTATATAGTAATAACGTAGTACTGGCAAGTTACACTAGTCCTGCGCTAACTTCAACTGATACTGTGATTGTGGATGAATTTGCCATGGCTCAGTATAGAACTGCCAAGTATACTGCTCAGGTAGTTCAAGGTCCAGATGTTCATGTGACTGAAATCACAGTGTTCCACGATAGCACTGAAGTGTATATTGGGGAGTATGGGATAGTGTATACAACTAGTGAATTAGGTGTATTTGATGCCGTAGTAAATGGTACAAATATTAATCTAACTTTCAGTCCATATTCAGAAAGCACTACTACTGTAAAAGTTGTTCGCATGGGACTGACTAGTTGACGATTGAAATTGAGGATAGTTCCTTCGATACACTGCCGTATAAATATAGCTATGCCCATAGTGGAGAGGGAAACTAATGGCGATTTCAAAAGATTTTAAGGTAAGAAACGGGTTACAGGTTGTTTCGACAGCAACTGCGGCAACCGTAAACGCAGTCAGTGGTTATTGGGTCGGCACTACTCGTGTTATAGACTCTGCAGGCTATTGGGTCGGTAACGGAGCAATAAGCGGAGGTAGCGGAAGCGCCCCGGGTGAAAGTGGTATCAGCGGTTATTCTGGGCTTGTTGGAAAAAGTGGCTATTCAGGTACAAGTGGAGCAACTGGTCTAAGTGGTACTAGTGGAGCAACTGGAAGTCAAGGACTAAGTGGTACTTCAGGTACTAGTGGAAGTCAAGGACTAAGTGGTACTAGCGGAGCAACTGGTCTAAGTGGCACAAGTGGTGCTACTGGTTCGCAGGGCTTGAGTGGTTACTCGGGAACAAGTGGTACTAGTGGAGCAACTGGTCTAAGTGGTACTTCAGGTACAAGTGGAGCAACTGGTCTAAGTGGTACTTCAGGTACAAGTGGCACAAGTGGGGCAACTGGTCTAAGTGGTACTTCAGGTACAAGTGGAGCAACTGGTCTAAGTGGCTATTCAGGTACTAGTGGAGCCAGCGGTTATAGTGGCTTTAGTGGATCCAGCGGGAGCGGAACTAGTGGATACTCGGGGACCAGTGGTTATAGTGGACTAGCCGGTGTCGGCCTAACTGCTGGATCTGCGTCGGTTGGTTATATTAACTACAACGGTACTACTAAGACGGCTGGTCAAATGGATGGCGGTACTACTGATCCCACCAACACTACTAGACTAAACTATGACGGGTACCTGTACGCTACTAGATTTTATGGTGACGGTTCGCAACTAAGCGGTGTAAGTGCCGGAGCTACCATAACTGATGACACTACTACTGACGCTACTCGATATATATTATTTGATGATGTAACTAGTGGTTCAGCAACTAGTGTGGGTGTTTCTAGCACCAAACTCTACTTTAACCCCAGTACTGGTACACTGTACGCCACACAGTTTACATCCCTGTCAGATGCTAGCAAAAAGACCAATGTGGCTACTATAGCTAATGCTGCCGACACTGTAAATCAAATGCGCGGTGTGTCGTTTGATTGGTTGGACACCGGAGCTCACGCTTATGGTGTAATTGCTCAAGAGTTGGAGAAGATAGTTCCCGAAGCAGTTGTGGAAAATGCGGGTGTTAAGAGTGTTAACTACAATATGATTATTGCGTTCTTAATTGAGTCCAACAAAGAGCTAGCTGCTCGCGTTAGCGCGTTGGAGGGTCGCTAATATGCCAGGTTATTTTACCAGTCCAGAAGGTGATTTAGAACAGATATTTGTTGATGACTATGCCATGATCGACCAGTATGCTAAGACTGGTAGTTTGTGGAGTTGGGGCCGTGGCACGCTCGGTCGTTTGGGCAACAACAACGCTGCTGCTCAGAGTTCGCCAGTACAAACTATCTCTGGGGGCACTAACTGGAAACTGATTAACTGCGGTTATGAATACACCGCAGCCATCAAGACAGACGGCACGCTGTGGCTTTGGGGCCAGAACTACAACGGCCAACTGGGCAACAACAACGCTACTGCTCAGAGTAGCCCAGTACAAACATCCGTTCAAGGCACTAACTGGCAGTTGGTTTCCTGCGGACGCTATGCTACAGCCGCCATAAAGACAGACGGCACACTGTGGACGTGGGGAGGTAACGCACACGGCCAACTAGGTACTAACAATACTTTATCTAAAAGTAGCCCAGTCCAGACAGTGAGTGGGGGCACTAACTGGAAGAGTGTTAGTTGCGGCCTCGCCTACACAGCAGCAGTAAAAACCGACGGAACACTGTGGTTATGGGGAGCAAATGCCCAAGGCCAGTTAGGCAATAATACTGCTATCGGCCGTAGCAGTCCAGTACAGACTGTGAGCGGCGGGACTAACTGGAAGAGTGTCAGCTGCGGCGCCGACTTTACTGCTGCTATAAAAACTGATGGCACACTGTGGCTCTGGGGTTACAATAACTATGGGCAGTTAGGTAACAACACAACTACTCGTTTAAGTAGTCCAGTACAAACTGTAGCAGGAGGCACTAACTGGAAGAATGTGTCTGGCGGCCTTCATATAACTGCAGCTATCAAAACAGATGGTACACTTTGGACTTGGGGCCTCAACAGTTACGGCCAACTAGGTGATAATACTACTTTATATAGAAGCAGCCCAGTACAGACTGTGAGTGGGGGTACTAACTGGAAGAGTGTTAGTTGCAGCTTCGGCACTGTGGCTATCAAAACAGATGGTACACTTTGGACTTGGGGTCGCAACAACTACGGTCAGCTAGGCAATAACACCACTATCAATCGAAGCAGTCCAGTACAAACCGTGAATGGCGGAACTAACTGGAAGAACTGTAGTAACTATCACGAACACACCGCCGCAATCCACTTTTACGATGCTGGAAACTTATACCCCAGTGCTTAACCTATAAATAACAACAGAGGAATAACAATGTTTGTAATTGTATATAATGATCATGTAATACTAGGCCCAATGCGCTGGAATCGTTTCAGGTTTGAAAATGAAATTGCTGAAGAATGCGAAGTCACAGCTACCCTGCCTAACCGCAATGACACATTTGAAGCTATTACCGTAGCAGAAAACATTAGAATTCTACCTATTCAAGGTACAGAAAATCCCGCCTACAATCCCACAATCGAAACACTACATGGACCGTTCTGGCAGTTTACTGACACGCATGCTATAAGCAGTTATGAAGTTATGAAGCTGCCAATTGACGCTGTAAAAAATCAATTAAAAGCAGCAGCAGCAGAAGAACGCTGGCGCAGAGAAGTTGGGGGATTTGATTTAGCCTTACAAGATCAAACTGTGCGAATTGACACAGCCCGAGGCGCTCGTGATGTGTACGCACAGCAGTATATGCTGCTGGCAGAGGGTGAAACTGTCTACTGGAAGTTCCCCAGCTGCTGGCTGACACTGACAAAAGCAGAATTAGGCACAATTGCCGCCAGCGTAACTGCTCATGTTAATAGTGCGTTTGCTTGGGAAGTGGCGAAAATTGCCGAAATCGACGCTTGCGTAACTCTAGAAGAATTGGCGGCGGTAGTCTTAAGGGAGCCGGTTGATAATCCTGGTCCTGGAGTGTTATAATGGGTATCTCAACTGGTTTTGTGAGACCTGACGGTGCGGACATTGGCACTCCCTTAGTGGAGCGAAGCTATCTAATCGACCGTTATCCCGAACTAGCCGATACATTTAAACAGGCCGGATTGTGGATTTGGGGGCGTAGCCAGTACGGTCAGCTAGGTAATAACGCAAACACTTCGAGAAGTAGTCCAATACAAACAATAGCCGCGGGGACTAACTGGCAGTTAGTTTCTGGAGGTCAATACCACACAGCAGCAGTTAAAACAGATGGAACACTATGGACTTGGGGAAGAAACTATTCCGGACAATTAGGTACTAATACGGCTACTGACCGAAGCAGTCCTGCGCAAACTATAGCGGCTGGAACTAACTGGAAGGATATTACTTGCGGGCGATACTACACAGCAGCATTAAAAACTGATGGCACGTTATGGCTTTGGGGAAGTAATGCCCTAGGCCAATTAGGTGATAACTCTACGGTTATTAAGAGTAGCCCAGTTCAGACAATAAGCCAGGGCACTAACTGGAAGTTAGTTTCTGGAGGGTTTTATCATACCGCAGCTATCAAAACAGACGGCACACTGTGGCTTTGGGGTCAGAACGCTACTGGCCAATTAGGTGATAACACGACTACTCGCAAAAGCAGTCCGGTACAGACTGTGAGTGGTGGTACAAACTGGAAGTCAGTTAGTTCCGGCGGAGGACATACTGCAGCAATAAAAACGGACGGTACTCTCTGGACTTGGGGACAAAACTTTTACGGACAATTAGGCGATAATTCCATTACTAATAGAAGCAGTCCGGCGCAAACTATGAGTGTGGCTACTAACTGGAAGACAGTATTTGCTGGTGGCAATCACACTGCAGCTATAAAAACAGATGGCACATTGTGGCTTTGGGGCTACAACCTATACGGTCATCTAGGCGATAACTCTACTGCTAATAAAAGCAGTCCGGTACAGACTGTGAGTGGTGGCACTAACTGGAAAAGAGTTTCTGGAGGACTGAATACCACTTCAGCTATAAAAACTGACGGTACCTTATGGCTTTGGGGGCGCAATTATCAAGGTGCATTAGGTGATAGTACTATAACTACAAGAAGTAGCCCAGTACAGACAGTATCGGGTGGAACTAATTGGAAGTTGGTTTCTGGAGGATTGTACCACCACACAGCCATCCGTGATGATTCTGCCGATCCAATCTAATCTAAACTATGATACATCCCCTAGTTAAAATTATTACAGTTGACGGCTACTACACTGAAGAACAAGCTCGCAACATTAGTAACATAACCTACACGCTACAGTATGTGCAGAAGGAGTTTGGCAAAGAGATTGAGAACTTTAACATGGTGCCAGAAGATGCGGACACAATGTTCGCTCGGATGCTAAACACTGGTATTAGAGTAGATCCTGATCGATCAGGCGTATTCCGCATACCCGACAACCTCATACACTTTGAATCCTTTGCAGGAACGGACGAGTGGTTGTTTGCTGTAGCACTACAGACTTCCACCTTTAATGTGTATGAGCACACGACAGGTGTAGCAAATGCGCTAACTGATTATAGATTTAACTATAGAAACATGTTTGAATGGGATCTACAGGTTAATTATGTGCTAAAACCTGGTCAAGGCGTGCTGTTTAGACCTTGGCTTTTTCACTCGTTTGACACGGGACAAATACAAATTTTTAGGTTGACAGAATATGAAAACTAATTACTCAGTAACTAATGGCGGTCTGGCTAGTGATTTTGGCGACTTATTTGTACCTAGGAATTTATTTAGTTCTGGTGGGTTGTGGACTTGGGGTTACAACACCCTGGGTCAGCTGGGCAACAACAATACTCTAGCAAGGAGCAGTCCAGTACAGACTGTGAGTGGGGGTACAAACTGGAAGCAGGTTGCCCGCGGCTTCTATCACACTGCAGCCATAAAAACCGACGGCTCACTGTGGCTTTGGGGCTACAACCCCTACGGGGCCTTGGGCAACAACAATACTCTAGCAAGGAGCAGTCCAGTACAGACTGTGAGTGGGGGTACAAACTGGAAGCTGGTTGCCGCCGGCGGAGACCACACTGCAGCTATTAAAACAGACGGCACGTTGTGGTTGTGGGGGTACAACACCACCGGCCAGTTAGGCACTAACGACGGCATTAATCAAAGCAGTCCAGTACAGACGGTAAGTCAAGGCACTAACTGGAAGAGTGTTGACTGCGGCAACCGACACACCGCAGCCGTCAAAACAGATGGTACATTGTGGACCTGTGGCCGTAACGTCTACGGGGCACTGGGCAACAACAACGCTACTGCTCAGAGTAGCCCAGTACAAACTGTGAGTCAGGGCACTAACTGGCAGAGTGTTGCCTGCGGGGCCGACCACACTGCAGCCATCAAGACAGACGGCACGCTGTGGCTTTGGGGCCAGAACTACAACGGCCAACTGGGCAACAACAACTCCACTAATCAGAGTAGCCCAGTACAAACTGTGAGTCAGGGCACTAACTGGAAGTTAGTCGCTTGCGGGGGATTCCACACCGCTGCTATAAAAACAGACGGCACACTGTGGCTTTGGGGCCGCAACACCAACGGACCGCTAGGCAACGACGCCGGCGGTGATCGAAGCAGTCCAGTACAAACTGTGAGTCAGGGCACTAACTGGAAGTTAGTCGCTTGCGGGGGATACCACACCGCTGCTATAAAAACAGACGGCACACTGTGGCTTTGGGGCCGCAACACCGACGGACAGCTAGGCAACGGCAGCACTGCCGATCTCTACAGTCCAGTACAAACTGTGAGTCAGGGCACTAACTGGAAGAGTGTTGCTGGAGGCTACTCCCACACTATAGCTACAACTGATATTTTCTAATTGACAAAAATCTAAAACTTAAATATACTGTAAAGTAAAAGCAGTATAAAATGAAAATAAATTTAGGATCTGGAACTAAACGCTATCCGGGGTATATAAACATTGACAGTGATGAAGGGTCGAATCCTGATCATGTGATCAATTTAGAGCAAGATCGACTACCATTTGCGGACAACACAGTTGACGAAGTACTGGCGCATCACATTTTCGAACATCTAGGCTCGGGCTTCTTTCACTGCGTTCGAGAAATCTATAGAGTATGTAAACCTGGTGCGATTGTAGATGTACAAGTACCTCACCCTAGGCACGATACTTTTCTAATCGACCCTACACACTGTCGCCCCATCTATCCTCACACGCTGGATATGTTTTCTAAAGAGCGAAACCGACGCGACATGGCGGCAGGCGGCTGCGAAACTCCTCTTGGTTTTATACACAATGTAGACATGCGCGTGCTCGATCACCGTTTTACTCTAGACGATTACTGGCGCGCACAGTTTCAACAGTTTAGCGAAGAGCAATGTGAACACGCAGCCCGCACATTTAACAATGTAATTTTAGCAATCGATATTAAATGGCAGGTGGTAAAAGATGAATAATCCCTTAGCAACTGCGGAATTTTTTATACATATTAAACAGTTTGACAAAGCTAAAATAGTACTAGACCTACTTAAACCCCTCGCCTGCCGCATAGAAGAATTAGATCAATTGGGTAAACTCTATGCTGAAATTCGGGAGTTTACGGACACGCTTGATCTGGCACAGAGAATTTACGAACAAGTAACTAACCCTCAAGCTAAATTTGACGCACGGGTTAACATAATTCGAGCTTGTCTCAATTTGAATAAACCCCTCGAAGCACTTGAGTACATTGCTATTAACGAGCAGGAACGACCGGGCGATCACCCTAATCAAATGGACAAGGCAATGAGTTATTTCTTGCTGGACCGTAAGGACGAGGGAGAAGCAATACTACGAAAAATCCTAAGTGAACCCCATACTGAAGACATTGACTTTAGGGTTAAATTTAATTTAGGCACATATGATCTACGCAATGGCAAGTTTAAGGAAGGACTGCGTCATGTGCTACTTGACGGGCGTAAGTTGAATATTTGGCACGAGTTTAAGTATCCCAAATATCAATTGTGGGAAGGCAATCCGATCCCGGGTAAAACTATTGTGCTGTGTGCAGAAGGCGGCATCGGGGATGAAATTATTTCTGTTCGCTTTATGAGGCACTTCCGCGATGTGGGAATGAAACCTATTTGGTACACAGATCGCAAGGATATTGCTAGCATATTTGAACGCTGCGGGTTTGAAACTATTAGTAATCTCAAAACAATTCCTCGTGATTGGCTCTGGACATATTCCATGCCCGCCCCTACTTATCTAGACCTAGAGGAAAAAGACTTGTGGCACGGACCATATCTCGAACCCTTAAGGCGTGCGCCCCGACTGCCTAACAACGGTAAAAAACGCATCGGTATTAAAACAATGGGCAATCCCAAGTACGATCAAGACCTACACAGGACGATTCCATTTGATGAACTAATTGCGAGTATCCCCGAGGGCTACGAGATTTACTCATTCCATGTGGATGAGGATTTTGCCCACCCTCGTGTAACCCCCCTAAAAGATCGAATAACTAGTTGGGACGATACATTGGACTATTTAGATCAAATGGATCTAGTTATTTCCAGTTGTACCTCGCTAATTCACGCAGCTGGCGCAATTGGCAAAGACGCGATTGTGATTATCCCAATTCTAACCTACTACACCTGGGCAAAGCCCGCTAGAAACACTGCTTGGTATGGAAATAATCTAACAGTGCTGAGACAACGAGAGTACGACAATTGGCGCGCTCCCTTAGCTGAATTACGAACACTACTATGAGCGCACTAATACTAGATAACTTTTTACCCTACGCGGACATTGTGCGTACATGGGCACTCTCACACCCCTACTACACTGCGCAAGAGTTTACTGAAATGTATAACGCCCACACTGATTGGCCAGGCAGGCGCACACTACATGTGGCAGACTTAGATAAATCCTACGCAGACACCGTGCTTACACAGATCGCCAACATTGCCTCACAGTACTTTAGAGTAACTAATGCGTCGATTCGATCCTACTTTCAACTGTCTACGCAAGCAGATGGCGACAGTTGGGTACATCAAGACAATGATACTGACCTAGCAGCAGTGTTGTATCTAACTCCTAATGCGCCTGTAGAGTCTGGCACTACTCTTTACAGGTGTAATGATCCGGACGAGTGGACCAGTTACATGAGTGATCAAGAAGGCTATAACACACTAAAAACTATTAACACTGTTGAGAGAACTGACTTGTACAATCGCCTGTTTACTCCAGTTGATGTTGTGGGCAATGTTTACAATCGACTAATTATGTACCCGGGCATTGCCTATCACAAATCCAACAAATACTTTGGTAACACTCTAGCTGACGGTCGCCTAACGCAGGTGTTTTTTATTAAAGGCGAGTAATGCGAGCACAGTATCAAATTATTAACATTAATCTAACATCGGTTACTAACGACGAACCTATTGCTGATGTACCGTGTGGCAATTGTGTGCTATGCTGCGAGCAGCTAGCACCTTATCTAACACCTGCTGAGGTGTCGAGTGGCGTTTACCCTATTAGTCTAACTCAACCCTCGCCTGAACAGCTAGCGGAAAATCCCCAAGTAGGCCCAATCGTTACAATCTTTAGAAATAAGTCTGGAGGTTGTGGGCTGTTTGTTGACGGTGCTTGCTCAATATACGACTTTCGCCCACTAGCTTGCCGTCAATTTGACTGTAGAAAGCAGCACCACCCGCGAATTCCTAACATGCTAAAGGATCAAAGTGAGTAATATTGCTTTAGTTACTTCGGGATTGAATGTAGAATCCGGACTTGTAGATCCGCAAACTAGATTTCAACAAACACTAGACTCTGCTGCTAGCATTAAGCGGCATATTCCCGGTGCTTATGTTATACTTCTAGACGGTGGAAAGTATCCCCTAACACTTGCGCAACGCCGGGCACTAATGGCAGTGTATGATGATGTTATGGATTTTACCTATCACCCCACTGTGCAATTTGCGCACAATCAAAATGTTAATGTAATGTACATTAAAGGACCGTGCGAGTCACTAATGTTACATGAGGCGTGTAAACTACTGCCAACTGATGTAAGTCGTGTTTATAAATTAAGTGGTAGATATGAAATTTCAGATCAATTTGATCAATCTGTGCACAATGTTCCCGGAAAGTATGTACTAAAAACTCGTGAAGCTGGTGTTAGGTACTACCACGATGATAAAAACAATCCGGGCAGTCAACTACAAAACATAGCAGACTACTACACAGAGTATCAATACAAAACTAGACTTTACTCATTTTGCGGATCTCTGCTGCCTACTGCTACAGAAAACTATCAAAAACTATTTCAAACCATGGTAGGATCTTATATAAATCACGGCTTTATTGATATTGAGCATTCGATGTATAGAGTGCTAGATACTAATCTAATACATGAAGTGCCGGTTATCGGTGTAATGGGTGTACAAGCAGAAAACCTAGTAACTTTAACAGAGTAATGAAGCAGTATTATTTTTTAGCAGGCATACCCCGGTCGGGATCGACTGTGCTAGCATCTATTCTAAATCAAAATCCCGAGCTGTACACAACACCCACAAGTCCTATGTTGGATTTGCTTTATCTAAACGAGCAAGCTTGGCGCAAGTTGCCTAGCGTAATTGCTAATCCCATTCAAGAACAACTACCTGCTATTTCTCAAGCAATTATTAGTGGCTGCTGGGAGCATGTTCCTCAAACACATATTATAGACAAACATCGTGCTTGGGGTAGAAACACGCAAACAATTCGAGCTATTTTTGGAATTGAACCTAAACTTCTAGTAACTGTTCGAGACATTCCCAGTGTCCTAGCTTCCTTTATGCGTCTACTGCGCGAATCGAAACAGCGTGTTACCTACATTGATCGCATATTAATTGAACGAAATATTCCTGTAAACGATGCTAATCGAGTAGATGTGCTTTGGCACGATTTTGTTCAAGATCCGTGGGACAGTTTTAAAACAGCGTGGGAGCGAGACAGAAGCGTACTACATCTAGTAGACTACGACAATTTAATTGCCAACCGAGAGTCAGTAATTCGCAGTGTTTACAACTTTTTGGAGTTGCCCTACTACGAGCACGACTATGACCACATTGATAACCCACACAGCGACGATGACTTGCTAGCATGGGGGTTGGAAAATTTACACACAATTCGCCCTAAACTGGCCAAAACTGCCCTCAGTCCTCGAGAAGTGTTAGGTGATCAGATATATGAAAAATACGCAAACATGGGGTTGGAGTTTTGGAAATGATTAAGAAAACCTACTACTTTTTGTCGGGCCTGCCTCGATCTGGCTCAACTGTGTTAGCAGCAATTCTAAATCAAAATCCTGCTGTATATGTAACGCCCACTAGCCCCATGCTGGATCAGCTAATTGAGAATCAAAACATTTGGCACGGTCTACAAACAGTTAAAGCAAATCCAGTTCCCGATCAACTAACAAACATAACTAGGGAAATGATTAATGCCATGTGGGCGCATAGACCGGAAAGCATTATTATAGACAAAAATCGAGGCTGGGGCAAAAACATGCCTGCCTCCTCGATCTTATTTGGTAAAGACATCCCAGTTATCGCAACAGTTCGAGACTTACCTAGCATAATGGCATCTTGGCTTACGCTAATTAAGCAGCACCCAAATCACATTAGCCGTGTAATTCGTAGCAGAGGATTCGAGCCGACTGACGAAAACATTATGGCCGAGATGTGGTTTAACATGGTACAGGATTGTATGGAAGGGCTGCGGCAACTTAAACAGGATGCTGCTGATCGTCTGCTGTTAATTGACTACGATGAGCTGATTACTAATCCACTCGAGCAACTGACAAAAATCGAACAGTTTTTAAATCTCCCCGAGTGGGATTACGACTTTAACAACATCTCTAGCGACACAGTTGACGATGACGCGGCTGCTTGGGGTATTTCTAACATGCACTCAATTAGGTCGTCGCTAGCTAAAACTTCAAAATCTGCTCACGAAGTGCTGGGCGATGAGCTGTATTATAGATTTGTTGAACTAGAAAAGCAATATCAATAATTGACAATCAGTGTTGAATACTATATAGTAACATAAAGTTTGACAATAATGAAAACAATATTTTGGATTGATGGGGGTGCAGGCCGAGCATTGTGTGCAATGCCTGCTTTGTTAAAATACGCAAAAACACATCCGGGCGATGATTGGGCAGTGCTAGTTGCCGCATGGGATTCTCTGTATTGGGGGATTCCCGAATTACAAGATCGCACGTATAGCATAGACAACAAGGGTGTGTTTGATAACATAGTCAGGCACGCCGAACGTGTGATAACTCCAGAACCGTATAGGAATCCGGCGTACTTTAGGCAAGAAATCAGTTTAAGTCAAGCGTTTGATCGTGAAATTAATGAGACTACTGATCATAGCGATTTACAATACCCGCAGCTAGTATTCAATAAATCTGAACAACTAATTGCGTCGAATACTATTTTTGATCTAAAAGGCATACAGAAAAAGCTAAAGACTGTGGTAATTCAGCCGTTTGGCAGAGGCGCAAAGAAGGACAGGGATCGTATTGTTGATGACGAAAGTCGCAGCCTTAGTCAACATGATTACTTGGAGTTAGTAAAGCGACTATCGAACAAATACAACATGATATTTTTTGGTGAACCTGAGTTTCAACTTGAACAGGACACATGGGCGGCAAAATATACCTGCGATCTTAGACAATGGGCTGCTCTAATTGCCGAGGCTGACTACTTTATAGGGTGCGATAGTGTAGGTCAACACATTGCTCGAGCGGTTGGCACTCCTGGGACTGTGATTCTAGGATCTACTTACGCAGTGAACACTTCATATCCAGGATATTTTCAAATATTAGAAAACGGCAAACATAAAAAATACAGCCCAATTAGGATTGCTGGATTAGATGTGACACTATCGAATCGACTAAATGAAGGTACCATGAAATTTACAAATCAAGAGCTAAACGAATTGTACAATAAAATTGTTGCTGATATTGATAGGAAGGTAAAATAATGTCTTATTCAGTAATGGCAATAAACCCTGGGCATAATGGTTCAGTTGCTCTAACTGTTGACGGGGAATTAAAATTCTACATTGAGGAAGAGCGACTTAGCAGACTCAAGTATGATGGGAATCCGTTTCGGGGAATGCTTCAGGTCTTACTTAATTTTAACATTGATGAACTAGTGATCGGTGGAACTAGTAACGAGTTGCCAGTGTTGCCATGGACACTAGAAGATCCATACAGTGCGTTAGCAAGGAAATTCAACCCACAAATTAAAGTTACAAAAATGGGACATGTCCACCATTTGGGACATGCGGCAAGTGCGTTTTATGGATCTGGTTTCGATACCGCTGTAGCAGTCGTCATCGACGGAGCAGGATCTTATGTAAAAAAGTCTGTTGGGGAAATTGAAGTAGGCGGATTTGAAACTGAGTCTATTTACAAATGCTCTTATCCAAACGCATTCGAGACACTTTATAAACGATATTCGGGTAGTTCGAGTTCTTACTATACAGACGGCGTACACGAATATGACGATTCAGTAACCCTCACTAAGGCATACGAAGCAGTCAGCGATTATTTGGGTTTTGGATTTATTGAGGCTGGAAAGACTATGGGATTATCGCCGTATGGCGAGAACGATCCGAATATTCCCAAGTTCTTCATTGAAGGCAAGGGGAATAAAAATTTCCTAAAACCACATTATCCGGCAGGTGCATTCATCGATTCCGATAGGTTTTCTTATTTGAAGCGAGAGTCCTCCGCAACTGTATGGCATACGGATCCATCGGCAATTACTTCTGTTGAGAAGAATATTGCGTTTAGTGTGCAGAGAGAGGCTGAGTCTCAACTAATCGACTTAGTCAAGAGAGCCATTGAGATAAGCGGTGAGACTAATGTAGTTATATCCGGGGGGTTTGGTCTAAATTGTGTAGCAAACTTCAAGCTCGCAAAACATTTTCCAGGAATACAGTTCTACATAGACCCCGTGAGCCACGATGGCGGGACTGCAATTGGGTTGGCAAAACTTGCGTGGCATGTTCATTCAAACGATGAAATTCCGCACCCATTGACAACTGCCTATCTTGGCACAACACCAGATTATTCTCACTTAACATATATTGAGAATACCGTTGAAAATATTGAAATTATTGATTCAACGCATGATCAGGTCGCATCATTATTAGTCGATGGCGCAATAGTTTCTCTGTTCCAAGGTCTTTCGGAAGCTGGCCCTCGAGCATTGGGCAATCGTAGCATACTATTTGATCCGAGGAGATCGGACGGTAAAGATTTTGTTAATCAAGTGAAACATCGAGAATGGTTTAGACCTTTTGCCGGATCAGTACTTGAGGAACACTCGCATGATTGGTTTGATTTAGCTGGACTAGAAAAAAGCCCGTACATGATGTACGCAGTTGACGTCCGTTCTGAGAAGATTCATCATATACCCGCAATCACGCATATTGATGGGACTTGTAGAATTCAAACAGTTAGTTCTTCAGACAATAAACACTACTACGATCTGATATCAGCGTTCTATACAAAAACGGGTGTGCCTATTCTGTTTAATACCAGTTTTAATCTAGCAGGCGAGCCCTTAGTGGAAACAATTTTTGACGCAGTATCTACACTTATTAGAAGTGATATACACTATTTGTATTTGCCAGATGTTGGAAAATTAATTAGGAAAACTGTATGACACGAATTTTAATCATGGGATTGCCTGGGTCTGGAAAAACAACCCTTGCAAGTGAATTAGCAATACTACTCTTTCCACATGTTGAATGGTTCAACGCAGATGAAGTCCGAAGCATGTACAATGATTGGGATTTCTCTGTTGAAGGCCGATTAAGACAGAGCTACAGAATGCGCGAGCTTGCTGATAAATCTACTCAACAGTATGTGATATGCGATTTCGTTGCTCCCATTGATGAAATGCGTGCCGTATTTGATCCAGACTATTTGATATGGATGGATACCATAGATCGAGGTAGGTATGAAGATACCAACTCTCTTTTTAATCCTCCCAAGTATTACGATCTTCGTATAACAGAACTGGATTCAAAAAAATGGTCAGAGATCATAAAATATACACTAACAAAATGAATCGAAGATTATCTGCGTAGTAAATATACACACTTATGAAATACAGTATAGTAATCCCCACTTATAATCATTGTGATGATTTTTTAAAACCGTGTATTGAATCTATATATAAATTCTCAAATCCTGGAGAATTTGAAGTTGTAGTTTCTGCAAATGGCTGCACAGATAATACAGCACAGTACCTTCGAGATTTGCAAAGAGTACACAATAATGTTAAAGTTGCTTGGTCTGACGAGCCTTTGGGGTTTGCTAGATCAACTAATCGCGGCATTGAACTTGCTAGTGGTGAGTTTATTGTTTTGTTAAACAATGATACTGTGATCTTAGATCAACCGATGAACTCATGGCTAGAAAGACTAGTTGCGCCGTTTGAAGATCCCAAAATGGGAATCACTGGTGTTCTAAGTCAGCATTCTCCGATTACTGAACGTACTTTCCTTATATTTTTCTGTGTAATGATTCGCAGATCACTATTTGATGAGTTAGGTCTTTTGGATGAAGATTTCAAAACTGGCGGACAAGAAGACGTTGAATTCTGCTATCGAACTGAATACGCAGAATACAAGTTAAAGAACGTAACATCAATATCGACATTATCTGAAAGCGGAACACATTATGTGAACGATTTTCCAATTTGGCATGTGGGAGAAGGCACAGCACACGATAAAACACTAGTGACTATTGATTTGGAAGAGGATTCCAAAAACAATTATAGACTTTTACACAGTAAAACTAGAACTCCTCTTAAAAATAAAATTATTTTAAAACATACATATCCCGGTCTTGGAGATAATCTTGTTCATTCTACGCTTCCTGAAATATTTACAAATAAAGGGTACGATGTTTACATTTCTAATCAGCAAGGGTATCGTAATGATGAAGTGAAACAGCTAATAGACATGAACCCGTTCATTAAGGGGTACTCAAATTATGAGCCAACCCTAAATGTCGATGAGCGGTTGAATTCTACATATCCAATTACCCATCCTAACAAAAATTATACGGCTAGAGTTGAGTATTCATTATGGCATGAAATTTACAATCAATATCCTAAGATTTATTATACGCCTAAGTTCTTACCAGAATGGCAGGATAAAACTTTCATAGATTTTAATTCAGAAAGCGTAAAATGGCCTAAAGATGACTATTTAAAATTTGCGTTAGCACATAATACCAATTGTGTTATAACTCGAGTTGATTATACACCTAAGGACCTATTTGAGTACATAGATATTATCAATTCTTGTAAAAAGTTTCTTTGTACTTATTCAGGAAGTATGCCATTAGCCGCTGCGATTAACAAAAGAAACGTTGAGTGCTATATGCCAAGCCACTGGGTTACCGATGTGCTGATAAAAGGTGGATATTGCTACCATTATGATAACGTGAACTATATTGCTTTTGATAAATTTGAGGATAGTGTAATAAATGTTCCCGAATTGGCGAATACATATAATCAGTTTAACCCATTAGTCCACATAGTCACAGCGACTCACAAGAGATTTGATAAACTTAAGAAAGCCATAGATTCTGTGAGATCACAAACCTATCAAAATTATATTCACCACGTGGTTGCTGACGGGCATGATGAGGATGTATACTATTACATCAAACATTTAGGAGATTCTAGAATTCGTTATAGCTGTGTTGAACACGAGGGGCAGTTAGGTGGCCTGCCGCGGATGTCGGCATTAAACGCAATCCGATCTACTGATAACGAATACGTGTGTTTCTTGGATGACGACAACACATTTAATCAAGACTACCTCGAAACACATATTCGAAATATCGAACCTGTAAAAGACACACATGGGATATCGGTCGGAAAAATTTATATGGATAAATTTGATGTATTTTTGCCCGATCCGTGGGATATTTCGGAAACTGAAGTCAAATTTACATGCATAGACACGCTAAATGTTATGATTCGAGTAGATCTAGCAAAACCGCAAGTAGAGAAATGGATACACACTCCCGGCGCAAGAATCACCCATGATTTTGATTTTATCTCCGCAGTGTTAGCAACTACTAAATTGAAGTATACTGATAAGATTATTGGCTATCATGGAGAACGGAAACCAAAATGAATAATTATTTTAAAGATGCGTATGGAGTTTTACACCAGCAATTACATGATCCATTTATAAAAGATTATGGAATAGAATACAATAGGATTCGGGATTTATCCCATTGGCTGTCTTATTTAAGATTGGGATATATTAACGGGGCGATTCCGGATATTAATAAATTAACAACGGTTTTGGATGTAGGGTTTGGTAACGGAGATTTTTTAAGAGCCTGCCAGAGACAATTTAACATATGCTCAGGTTATGATTTAATTTGGAATCACTTACCTGAAAATTGTGTAAAATCTGAAACGATGTTTGATGGTCATTATGACATTATCACATTTTATGATTCTTTAGAGCATTTTGAATCTATTGATTTTCTAAATCGATTAGACTGTAATTACATTGTGATTTCAGTTCCAAATTGCAAATACCCAGACGACGATGAGTGGTTTACTAACTGGAAACACAGAAAACCCAACGAACACTTGCATCATTTTAACAAAGAGTCCCTAACAGCATTTGTCGAGTCTCAGGGGTATAGGGTGATTACACATTCATACATTGAAGATGTGATAAGACAAGGCAAAGAGCCTCAAAATATTTTAACTGTTGTTGCTAAAAAACTATGAGTAAAATTTTATGTTCGATCTCAACTCGGGGGAGATATGAAACGTCACTGCCGATGGCTATTCAGGCAGTTCTCTGCCAGACAAAGAAACCAGATCATTTGATCATTTTTGATGACAATGACGATGCCAAAGATTTGAGAGAAATCCAGTGTTATCAGTACCTATTCTCCATGCTAGACTTGAAAGGTATTGGCTGGGAAGTGATTTTCGGTAAAAGAAAAGGGCAGCATCACAACCATCAGGTTGCAAACACCCGGGGGTTTGACTGGGTATGGCGAGTCGATGATGATACTATTCCGGAACCAAACGTGTTAGAGACCCTTTGGAGCCATGTCACACCTACCGTAGGTGCGGTCGGTGGCTCTGTACTAACTCCGCCATTCGCCCCTGTTGAAAATTCAACAGGGAGAATTGAAGATATCTGGGAACCCAGTATCCAGTGGGATTACATTAAAGAAAAACGATCGGTTGATCATTTGCACTGTTCTTTTTTGTATAGGGCGGGTATACATGATTACAATTTGGCACTAAGCAGAGCTGCTTTTAGAGAAGAAACGCTATTTACATACGGACTAAAGCAGCGCGGCTACGAAATATATGTGGTTCCTGATGCGGTGACTTGGCATTTAAAGAATAAAACTGGGGGCGTCCGAAGTGAAGACGCTGAAATGTTTAGAAGGGATGATTATATTTTCCATAATTACATGGAGTTTAAAGATAATACAATCGTTGTATTAGATTGTGGGATGGGAGATCATATTGTAATGAAACATGTGTTGCCCGATGTGAAAAATCCAGTGATATTCAGCTGCTACCCCGATATTATACCAGGTCGCAGTATTCAGGAAGCCTATGATCGATTTGGAAATCTAGACGGGTTCAATATATACGGAAAAATGGATCAATGGAAATGGACTGACAGCTTGGAAAACGCATTTAGAAAATTTTATGTAGGAGATAGGCTATGAACATTGTAATTTTCCCATTTGCTAAAACAATGCGGGAAGAAAAGCAGCATCCAAAGAATTATCCATGGTGGCCTGAAGTTATCTCCAAACTTACTGAACTAGGTCATACTGTAATTCAAGTCGGAACTGCTGGAGAACCAAAGCTTGCTGAGGATTTTAGAGTGGGACTATCTTTAGATCAACTGGCAGAGTTGATTCAATCATGCGATACATGGATTGGTGTTGATAGTTTTGGTCAGCACTTTTGTTGGGATCTCGGTGTTCGGGGAATTGCTATATTCGGTCAAAGCGATCCAAACATTTTTGGGCACAAAGAAAACATCAACTTATTAAAGTCTAGAGACTACCTCAGAGATAAACAATTTTGGTTATGGGAGCAAGCAGAATTTAATGAAGACTCGTTTGTGTCTCCAGATGTGGTAGTCGCAGCTGTGACCGATAATTTTAGTTAAATTAGTTCTAAAAGTAATTCAAGTTTAGCCTTAGTGATGCGGTCACTAAGGCTATTTTTTACACCTTGATGTAATGGCTTTGGCCAAAAATCATAAGCACACCATGCGTATCCAGAATGTTCACTGTTGAGCGTTGGTATAAACTCATTATTGACAATGATGGCGTAGGTATGGTAGTGAAACCTTTGATCATTGCTAGTGAATAATTCCAAAGGTACAACTTTTTCTATAGGTGGTGTGTCCCCGACTTCTTCAAGGATTTCTCTTTTAAGAGTATCAATCGGAGTATAATCGTTGGGTTCTTTTTTCCCACCTGCAAATCCCCACATACCGGCAGTTCTTCCCTGAGTTCTCAACAAAAATAAGAACCGTTTTGTATCACGGGCGATGAACATACCGCCACTACAAATGATGTGATTTATAGGATCAGTCTCCATAATTCTTGATCGTATACCCCTTCGAAGCTTTTAGTCCACTGGTTACTATCCCATTTGTATTGTATACCAGTGTATGTATTAGTTATGTAAACCAGATCTGAAGACTCTAAAGAATTGAATACAACGTTCCAGGACCCGCCATCCCATTCGATAATATCGTTGGCATTGGCTTGAAACTCAGATCCATCAGAATTCTTCCATGCGTCCGGACCGTCGTAGTTTTCGTAATCAATATTATGATTGATATTTTCTAGAATTAGGAACCTGGTACCTGGATTCAAGACCCTGGGGTTGTATGTTTGAGGATCAATAATAGCATCAATTGTTCCTCTACCTTGAATATATGTATCTGTGGGAATAGTGTCTTGATCAAAATTTAGTAGCATTTTTTGATCGTCCATAGGATCTAAACTAATGTATGCCACAATTTCATTACCATCAGATTTTCTAAGTCTAAGTTGGCTTAACCCGGCTCTAAATTTTCCAGGATATAAATCAAGTAACCTAAACCACGGTGTTGCTCCAGACGGGTGTGATGTCAGACTATCCATCAGAGTTGACGACTTTACTAATGTGGCTGCGTTGTCTAGAACAAGTAAATCAAAGTTTCCCGGAGTGACTACAATGCGACTATCTTTTTCACCGAAATCTAACACGGATTCCGGAGTACTGTAGTTATTTTGTAGTTCGTCCTGATTCAAGGCAAAAACATCTGTGATTATCTTGGTAACAATGCCAAGCTTTTTTACTTTAGCTGGTGGTGTAATCCAAATTGGAGCCTTAAACATCATAGTTAGCACATCGATGTCCTGCTCAACTCCTTGGGGAATTGATCGACTAGAGAATGTAATGTTGTCCAGTGTCAGCACACTCAGGCTTGTCCAGTCGATATAGTTATCAGTTGTTTGAATTTCTAAACTAGGATTGAACAACACTGCAATTTGTTCGAAAATTTGTAACTTTTGCTCAGTGTTCGTAAACCACATATCGGCTTGAAAGGTGATCTGATAAGGGCTTGGCATTATGCGTTCGACTGTATAATTCTTCCCTTGAGTATTTAGATAAACATTGTTTTCACTATCAAATTCTCGCTCCCGAATATGTACTTTACTAACAAACGTAGGATCCTGAAGTCTAGTAATATCAAATTGTAAATCTTTGATGTAACAAGAAATAAGAGGTGCTGTAGGCATCGAGTTTTCGCTGTTCTTTCTTAAGATAGAAGCAACTTGACGATTCACGTCGCCGTATCGAACAGGGACTCTGGTTACCTTGCCTTTGGCATCTTTGTAACCAAAGTTGCTCATAACTCTCATGAATTGCGTTAAGTAACGCCGTATTTGTCCATCATACCAATAATCTATGATTATACACCAGTGTTAACCTGGAGCCTCCTTAAATATCCGCCTTAGGGCGAAGTGCTTTGCTGAGTGCCTGGCGTTCTTGAACAACTTCGCCGGCAATAGTTGCAGTGTTGTTGTTATTAATGAATCCGGCCTTTTGGGTATATCTCGGCTTTGTGTTATCAGTGCCCGAGTTGTTGAGCGTCATTCGGACATTGTTTTCGTAGTTGATCCAGTTGGAGCCATCGAACCTATAAAGCCTGTTTGGCATATGATCAGTTCTTAAATGGAATTGACCCTTAACGGGATTGCTTGGAAATGACACCCCTGAAGCAAACGGAGCGCCATTTGGGGGGATACCATCACCTGTCAAATAACCAATATACACATTTCTAGTTGGACTCTGCAGCACAATGCTAGCATCCATTGCTATGTTTTCTAAACTAACATCAATGTCGTCAATTGACGCATCCGCTACGTCGATGGTGCCATCAGGCCGCAGTGGTATTGCGTACATGTGAGTTGTATCGTACCCGCTCATAGCAGCATCTGCGTCGGCTTGTGCTAGTATTTGATCGTTTATCTCTATGTTAGTATTATATTGAGAAATTAGGTCTCGTAAGCTGCTACCGGTGTCATTTCCATCAGCGTCTTTTAGATCTGCATCTAAAATTTCACTAAATTCTTGACTATCAACTAGGGGAACACACTTAGCCCTGATTAGATGCGGGTACCAAGTTTGACTAAACCCGTTCGCCGGTCGAGTGACATCTTGTATAACATAGAATCTTTTTAGAGCAACGGCGGCAGTGTCTAATGCGTATTCGTCTTTTAGATGTGGCAGCTCAATAACATCTCCAGCCATAAGTTTTCTGCCAAAATTCTCAACGCTAGATCTTAGGTGGAAATGCATTAGTACAACATCATTCTGTAGGAATAACCCAAACTGACTCAGGTTAAATTCTACATCTTGCATACTATAAATTCCTCGAAGAACGTATACATCGGGATCATATCTTCGATCCCTGTTTTCTCCAAAAAGGATATCTTGAATTCCCAATTCAGGAATATCGTTGGTCTGTGTAGGGATGCTAGGTGTTGATTCGCCATCAGCCGGGTTCGTAGGCCCAAGATATTTGTGAATAAAGCAATCAACTCCTCCGACTTGGAACTGCTCTTCGATGTTTCTATCGAGAAACTTAAAGTCATTCCCCTTTTCTGGACGATATAGTGACAATTTTGGCATAGTAGTGTATTTATTAGCCAAAACACATGATAAATAAAAGCATGACTGACTCAGAAAATCAACGACAACAAGTAGTAGATTATATTAAACTAATGTTAGGCGACGGCCTGATTGATGTTGAACTAGACCCTGCTCACTATAACACTGCAATTGATAGAGCGTTGCGCAAGTTTAGGCAACGAAGTTCAAATAGTGTTGAACAGAGCTTTGCGTTTTTACATCTACAGACTGACCAGAATAACTACGTATTAGCTCCGGAAATTGAAAACGTTCGTAGAATCTATCGAAGAAGTATTGGCAGTCGCACTGGCGGAGGAGATGGCGGAAGTTTATTCGAACCGTTTAATTTGGCTTATAGTAACACATACTTGCTGACAAGCACTAACATGGGCGGTCTTGCTACCTATTATGCCTTTGCTAGCTACCAAAAACTAGTAGGTAAAATGTTCGGCAGTGAAATAAATTTCAATTTTAATCGAACTACAAAACTACTAACAATCGATCAACGACCTAGGACTGAAGAAGAAGTCCTACTTCTAGTCGACAATCATCGTCCAGATTTCAACTTGATCCAAGATACATTTGCGGGTTCTTGGCTTCGTGATTATGCCCTAGCAACTTGTAAAATCATGTTAGGTGAGGCTCGTGAAAAGTTTGCTCAAATTGCTGGCCCGCAAGGTGGGACTGCTCTCAATGGCACTGCTTTAAAGGCTGAAGGTAAAGCTGAAATCGAGACATTAGACCAGGACATCATCAACTACAAAGATGGTGGAACACCGTTTTCCTTCGTTGTTGGCTAACACTGTTGACATGAATGTAATAATGTCATAACATATAGAAACAAGAAAGGTTTCTATGATTGTTGGATTTGTTGGATTGATTGGCAGCGGCAAAAACACCGCTGCTTCATTTTTGGTTGATAATTGCGGTTTTAGGCGAGATAGTTTCGCAGCTTCAGTGAAAGATTCGTTGTCTTCCATTTTTGGTTGGGATCGCGAGTTATTAGAAGGTATTACTGAGGAAAGTCGAAATTGGAGAAATACCGTCGATGCTTGGTGGTCCGAAAGGCTAGGGATTGAAAATCTCACTCCCAGGTTGATGATGCAGCACTACGCAACAAATATCTGTAGACATCACTTGCACAACGATCTATGGGTCGCTAGTCTAGAAAACAGATTACGCCAAACCACTGATAATGTTGTGATTACTGACGTCAGATTTGCTAATGAAATTGCCGCCATTCATGCTGCTGGAGGCATAGTAGTCCGAGTAAAAAGAGGACCAGACCCTGAATGGTTTGACGCAGCTGAATCAGTTAATCGAGGGTCAACTGGAAACATGAGCTGGAGTACAAGCAAGCGACACCTCCAATCATTGGGCATTCACGAAAGCGAGATGGCGTGGATTGGTGGAGATATAGATTTTACAATCACAAACAATTCAACAGTTAATGACCTTCATAGTCAAATAGACCATTTGGTTAAAAGTCTGGAGTCAAGTCACCCCTTTTCCAAGGCAGCTTAAGGGTGTGAACTAGCCGTTGGCAGTTAGCGCAAAGCGTTTTTAAATTGCTAAATTTGCAGTTTGATGGACTTCCGTCAACATAAAACACATCAAATTGCTCTGAGTATTTGCTTGAAAAACCACATCGGTCACATGTGGTTTTCTTCACATATCCGTACCTGGCCCATAAGGGTCTTTCTTTACGACTTTGTCTAGCACAGTGGTCGCACGTTGACCGAAAAAACGCTTTCCCGTTTTTATAATAGTTGATAGCTACTGGTCTTTTTTCACATGTTTTACACAACTGCCTCATTTTACGCCCTTTTTAGTGCCCTTTGACTGGGTATTTATCAAGCAACTTTTGGGTTTTACTGCTAAATATAAACAAGTAATCCATTAAGGAGATTGATGAAATGGCTACACTAGGTTCACCAGGCGTTCAAGTTCCAGTTATTGACGAGAGTTTTTATTCTCCAGCAGCACCAGGAACTGTGCCTATGATATTTGTCGCATCTGCTCAAGACAAGAGCAATGCATCTGCGACTGGCACTGCGCAAGGTACAACTGCCGCAAATGCTGGAAAAGTATGGGCAATCACTAGTCAAAGAGATTTGACAGATACTTTTGGCACCCCTTTATTCTATACTGACGCAAGCGGAAACAGCTTACACGGAAATGAGCTAAACGAATATGGTCTACAGGCTGCTTACAGCCTCTTGGGAGCAAGTTCTAAAGCGTATGTGGTTCGTGCTGATATTGATCTTGCGCAATTAGAACCAACGACTACTATTCCGACTGGTAACCCAGTTGCTGGTAGATACTGGTTAGACACTGATAACTCGCTCTACGGCGTATATGAGTGGAATGCAACTACTAGCAAGTTTACTAATAAAGTCCCGCTAGTGATTGATGATACCAATTACTTGACCGACACCGACGATGGGTGGACTCCGTCTGTTTCATTGGGTAAAATCGGCGATTACGCAATTGTAATTAAAAGCAACTCAGTTGCTGTGTTGTGGTACAAAAACGCAGGAAATACATGGACTGTTGTTGAGGACGGGTTTGAAACTAAAAAAGTATGGGTTTCTCCGCACACATCATATCCGAATACAACCGGCGCCCTAACTGGAAGCGTTTGGATCAAGACGACTAGCGCAGCAAAAGGTGCGAACTGGGTTCTCAAATACTTTAATGGAAGCACTAAATCGTGGGTCAGCGCAACGCCTACATTTGCTACAAGTAGACAAGCTGCGATTCGTAGCTTAGACTATTCCGGTGGCGGGAAAAATATTCCAGTCGGCACTACATTCGTTGAAACAAATAACGATCACGGAACGTATACTACTGCGGATTTTAAACTGTGGACACGCAGCAACGGAGGCGAGACAGTATCCACAGCGGTTGTTACAACTGCAACCGTAGACGGCGGGGTGTCATTCTTTATCAGAGAAACTCGTTCAAATTCAGCAACTGATTGGGGTAATCCAGTTGTTGTGAGCTTCATGGCAAGTCCGAACTCGCGTGTTGCGGCGCAAATACCGGCAGCGATCAACGGTTATATCGGTAGTGGTCAGTTGAATAACGTAGTTGCCACATATAACTCTACAACAAACACTCTGTCGTTTAAACACGCACTAGGTGGAGATATCGAATTTCTAGATGGCACAAATACGCCATTAGCATCGAGTGGATTCTTAAGTTCGAATACTTCAAATCTATCTGTCGCGCCTACTGGAGATACAGCTGTTAACCCGCTAAACACAGCAACAACTATTACTTTTAGTCACATTTCTTCGAATTGGAAGCCACTGAGCTTTGTCGCAACTGACGAAGCCCCAGTTGGTGCTCCAGCTGAAGGTAGATTGTGGTTCAATAATTCCGTAACTGATGTGGATATTATGATCCACAACGGTACCACATGGGTTGGATACAAAAACGGAGTTCCGGGAACAGACCCAGCAGGTCCTATTGTAGCCGCGCTAGCTCCAACTGTAAACAGCTTAGGCAACGCGCTGGTTAACGGTGATATCTGGGTAAGCACTGCAGATATGGAAAGATACGGTAGAGATGTGTACGTTTATAGCACTGATACTGGATGGGTGTTACAAGATGTGACGGATCAAGAAACACCAGACGGTTGGGTGTTTGCTGATGCTCGTTGGGCAACTAGTGGCGCAAGTACAACCCCTAGCACTATCGTTGAACTGCTATCTAGCAACTACTTAGACCCAGACGCTCCAGATCCAGCGCTGTATCCCAAAGGAACAAAGTTGTGGAATACTCGTAGGTCTGGTAATAATGTTAAAAAGTACATTTCTAATTACTTGAACTTAGATGCTAACAATGGCGTTAATATTCGCTATAATTCTGAAGATATGAGCGGGTACGCAAAGGCTCGTTGGGTTAGCCAGGAAAACAGAAATGAAGACGGATCTGGAAGATTTGGTAGATTTGCTCAACGTGGTGTTATTACTAGCGCATTCAAAGCATTAATTGACAGTAACCAAGCAATTAGAGATACCGACACACTTGTGTTCAACCTAATGGCGGCTCCTGGATATCCTGAAGCAATTCAGAATATGTTAGCATTCAACGCTGATCGCGGATATACTGCTATGGTAGTTGGCGATACACCATTCCGGTTGCCAGCAAATGGCACCGCGTTGGCTGCCTGGGGGTCCAACACCGCAGCAGCACTGGATAACGGTGATGACGGATTAGTTAGTGCCGATGATTATGGACTTCTGTCAGTGTTCTATCCTAGCGGATACACAACTGATAACGCAGGGAACAATATTGTTGTTCCACCAAGCCACATGATGCTACGCACAATTGTTAACAGCGACGCTAAGAGTTATCAATGGTTTGCTCCTGCGGGCATTCGCAGAGGCGGCATTGACAACGCAACTAGTGTGGGCTATATTGATTCGGCAAGTGGTGAGTTTAAGACAGCATCTCTGCACGAAAGCCTGCGTGATGTACTACAGCAGTCTACAGTTAATATTAACCCAATTGCTACAATGCCGGGTATTGGTATGGTTAACTATGGACAAAAGACTCGCTATCGTGGAACAAGCGCACTAGACCGCATGAACGTTGCTAGATTAATTGCTTATCTACGTAGACAGTTAGGTGTTGTAGCTCGTCCGTACTTGTTTGAGCCAAACGACGAGCAGACTCGCAGAGAACTAAAAGCAGCTGTTGATAGTGTGTTGTTAGAACTAGTTGGACAACGCGCAATCTACGACTTTGTAACTGTATGTGATACGACTAATAATACAAATGCCCGTATTGATAGATCGGAACTATGGTTAGATGTTGCCGTCGAACCGGTTAAGGCAGTGGAATTTATCTACATTCCTCTGAGAATTAAGAAGACCGGTTCTATTGCATCAGGGGTATGAGGTAAATATTAATAGAATAAGGAGCATTTATAATGCCAGTATCAAGTTTAAATAGATTTACAGTTCCTCTATCGACCGATCAAAGTAGCGCATCGCAAGGTCTGCTGATGCCTAAGTTGAAGTATCGATTCAGGGTTGTATTACAGAACTTTGGAGTGCCTGGCACTCCAACGACAGAGATAACTAAGCAAGTGATTAACGTAGGTCGCCCATCGTTGAGCTTTGAAGAAATCAAGTTACCAGTGTATAATAGCACCGTGAAACTTGCTGGAAAACATACTTGGGACAACGTTGAATTAAAACTTCGTGATGACGTTAGCAACTCGGTGACTAAGTTAGTGGGTCAACAAGTTCAAAAGCAGTTCGACTTTTTTGAACAGAGTTCAGCAGCAAGTGGTATTGATTACAAATTTACCATGAGAATTGAACTGCTAGATGGCGGCAACGGTGCTAATACACCTACGGTGTTGGAAGCATTTGATTTGCTAGGCTGCTATGTACAAAAAGCAGCTTATCAAGGCGGAGATTATGGCAGCGCAACTGAAGCGATGGACGTCACGCTTACTATTGCCTATGACAACGCTCTACAATACGGAGCTGGCGGCGCACCAACAGGCATTGGCGAGCAAGTTGGAAGAACTGTACGCACTTTAGCAATCGGTGGCTGATATCATTACTGTTTAAAAACCCGGCAACTGCCGGGTTTTTTTATGCATAAATATTTGTATGTCTAACGCTTTTACAAATTTCTTAGGTGGTGTAGTATCCGGTGTTTTCGGAACTGGTCCGATTATGAAAGATTTTCAGCACGCCAATCGCGTATACGTTCAAAATAACTACGCAAGAGCACCAAAGCTGGGGTTTTTGTATTTTGTTGCTTTCAATATTAACGATAATGCGCTACCTGCTATTTACAACAGCAATCCACAATGGGTGGAATCTGGGAAAAGAGATATAGGATTTTTAGTAAAAAGAATTGATTTACCTAGATTTTCGATTAGTGCAGACACGATTAATCAATATAATAGGAAATCGATTGTTCAAAACAGTATAAAATATAATCCCATTTCTCTAGAGCTACATGACGATAATAGCAATATAACTCGAGACTTTTGGAAGGCATATTTTCAATACTACTATGCCGATAGTACCCACGGTATAGCGCCAAATGGAAGAGCTCGTAATGCCCAGCCAGTTGAATTTACAAATACAAAATATAGCACCAATAACTATGCGTATGGACTAAATTCATCACAGACAGCACCTTTTCTCGAATCTGTAGATATCTATGTGTTACATCAACAGAGATTTACACAGTACACACTAGTTAATCCGTTAATTACCGATTGGAATCATGATAGTTTAGATCAAGCAGACGGCGGCAAAATTCTTACAAATAAAATGACATTCCAATACGAGACGGTACGTTATCGGGAGGGGCAAATTACCAAAGCGAGTCCTGAAGGGTTCGCTGCGACTTATTATGATGCTAGTCCAAGTCCCTTAAGTGTTGCCGGCAATGGGACAAATACGGTACTTGGTCCAGGTGGTGTGATATCCGGTGCGAATGCAGTCTTAGGTGCTCTTGGACAGGGGAACATTTTAGGAGCCGCTATACTTGGAGCAAATGTTGCAAGGAACGCAAGACAGATAAGTAAAGCGGGGCTCAAACAAGAAGGGTATAGCATACTAACAGGAGTGTTAGGTGACGTTCAAGCCAATGCGAATCAACCTGGAGGAGTCGGAGCAGCAGTTCAATCTGGAATTAATCAGCGAGGTATAGGTGTAAACTTGTTTTCAGGCAGCAACACTAGTGTAAATGGAACAACTCAAGCAACGCAAGTTAAGACAATCAAATAATAATTATGGCAAAACAACAACTAAGCAATTTACCAAGTTCACGGGTTACTAACGAAATTGTACAAGCATATGATTCGTTATATACAAAACCTTTAGAACTAGAAGTAAATGTACTAAACGCAATGAAGGGGTTTTTTGAAAGTAGAGACTTTCAGCCTACCTCCGCAGAATCCATAGCTGTTATTATCATAAAACAAGCCAAACAGGACGGTTACAATCCTATGACCATTTTAGATACTCTAAAAGGTATGGATAATTTGGAAATATCTGCCCTAGTGTCTGAAATACTAAACTACAACAGATTTAAAAGTAGTTTTTTGGGGTACGCTAGGCAGTTTAATCCAGCTAGCGAGGTCAACAGGAATATACTAGCATGAGCTTGAAGTTCTCTAAAGGAGCGTATAAGATACGAAATCCCGAAAAATACATAAGCGCGAAGCAGCCTATATACCGTAGTGGTTGGGAAGAGGTGTTTATGAGATTTTGTGATAACAACCCCAGTATTCAAGAATGGGCTAGCGAACCATTAAGAATACCTTATAGAGATCCCTTGACAGGCAAACAAACAGTTTATGTACCGGATTTCTTAATCAAGTATGTGGATCGCAATCAGAGAACGCATGTTGAGATTATTGAAATTAAGCCAGCAAAGCAGCAAATTTTAGAGAAAGTTGGAAAAAATCCCTACGACCAAGCACAGTATGTCAAGAATCAAGCCAAGTGGGCTGCTGCAAATGAATTTTGTAAAAATCGAGGAATGAGGTTTCGAGTAATTAATGAAAGCGATATCTTTACAAGTGGATCATCTAGAAAATAAGTATAATAAGGAGACTGAACAATGACTCGAAAACTTGAAGAACTACTAAACCTGCCTGAAAATAACGAACCATACCTAGATCCGGCTGCACAAACAACACCCATTGTCCCAGTAATTGACTTAGAAGACCGACTAGAAGAATTTGATAAAATATCTGCCGCACTGCCCAGAGTAAAGGGCTTGGGTGATATGAGCGATGCGGAATTAGATTCTCTAGCCAATAAGGCAGAAAAGGCCTATGATGATTTGTTGGATCTTGGTATGAATGTAGATCCCAGATACGGAGCAAGGATGTTTGAAGTTGCGGCACAGATGCTAACTGCGGCAATTACAGCAAAGACTAATAAGATTGATAAAAAACTAAAAATGGTCGATCTTCAGCTAAAAAAGCTGGCAATAGAAAAGAAATCAGCCCCACAAGCTGATGCTCCGGTAGATGGTGAGGGGTTCATTCTTACTGATAGAAACAGCATCCTGGAAAAACTCAGAAATATGAATAAATAATACATCATGAAGAACTACAAAGAGTACCTTTCAGAAAGCAAAAAGCAATACGATTTTAAAATTAAAATTGCTGGTGATGTCACCAATGAACAAGAGTCTGCGTTAAAATGTGCTCTTGGAAAATTCCTCACTGACAATTCTACAGCTAATTTTAAAAAACATAAGACGCCAATCCAAGCTCTACCATTAGATTTCCCACAAGTCAAAAACTGCGAAGTCCATATTTATGAAGTGACGTTGGATTACCCAACAACGACGTTTGAACTAACTGAGTATTTGTCTACCGAACTAAAAGTGAATAAAAGCCATTTAGTAATTCGTAGACCCGGTGAACCTGGTGAGGAATATCAAACTCCTCAAGAATCCAGAGAAGGAGCACTATTGAATGATCCCGAATACAAAGAAGCTGGAAACGCTAAATTTGAAGACTATTATGGTGACAAGTATAACACTGGTTTTGTTAAAGAACTTAATGATCTGCTAAAGATGCAGAGAGCAGCACGTGGCGAAGTGATTCCAGAAGCCAAATCTGACGACATCCTGCGTGAACCGGGAAAAACAACAAACGATTTCCCTCAAAATACAGTAAGCCCTGTTAAGCAGGCACAAGAAACAAGGAAATAACATGCAGATGATCGACGTTATGAAACGCTTGGCAGAGCTAGATGCCGCAAATCCAAACGTACAACAATCAAAACCCGCAACCATCTCAGAAAGCGCACCAGTTGAGGAATGCGGGATGATGGGTATGCCTGAATCAGCCCCGCAAGCACATAGTCCAGCCAGTATTCACATCACTGCTAATGATGGCGAAGAATTGAGCGGAATGCTAAAGGATATCATGCAGCTAGCCGGCATGAATTCTTCCACCAGTGATGATTCTGAAGTTCTATCAACAGAACCCGTAGTGAGCGTTCCTGATATCGACAGCACCCCCGCTGACAGTATGAGAGCGGTGATTGATAAACTTCATAGCGATGATGACGGATTGGATATTTCGGGAGATGATGAAGAGGAAACCGAAGAGTGCTATGATAATTCACCGGAGGATTCATCAGATATTCCAGCGTATGATTCCGAGAAGCTAGCTTATCACCCAAATTCTCCAGGTGCTGCAAAAGGTAGAGGGCTACAGAATCATCCAATAGCCGTCCCCACAATGGAGCAGATGGAACAACAGTTATATGCTGATTATCAAAATTTTGTAGTTGAAAGTGTTGACAATGAAATGGACGAAACTCGCGGCTTTCGCGGAGTAGGCGGACGCCGAGATCGCGAAGATGACGAACATTGGGGATCAGGCTACAAAAAACCAGTAGGTAAGTGGACCCCAGCTGTGTTTATTGACGGTAAAAAATGGAAAACTTTTAGCGACAAAGCCGAAGCCCAGCGCGTAGCAGCAGCAGTTTCCAAAAAGTACCCAGATAAGCATGTGTCTGTTCAAGACACTTATGTGAGCGAGTCTAGCGTAGAGGAAGGTTACGAAGACAACAAAGCCGCAGCAGCCAAAGCCCCTAGCGCGGCAGAACGAGCAAAGTCTCGAGATGCTCAACACTCGAGTGCTGCTAGGAAAGCGCGCAATGCTGCTGAAAAGAAACGCACTTGGCAGGACAAAGACGGCACGTACTATGTCGGGAAACCCCCCAAAAAATAAGCCAGTCTAAGTGACTTCTAAAATGGCCCGCATGGGCCATTTTTTATGATAAATATTCATATGGGAAGCAAAAATATCGACAATAAACTTGTAAAAGTTGCTCACAGCACACAGAAGTATACTGAACAAGACATACAAGAACTACTGGCATGTAGTGATCCAAACACAGGCCCTCATTATTTTTTAGACAACTTTTTCTATATACAACATCCAGTTCGCGGTAGATTGAGATACCAACCGTTTGATTATCAAAAACGGTTAGTAGACAGCTATCACTTTCATCGTTTCAACATAAATTTGTTGCCTCGACAGACTGGCAAGACTACAACTGCTGCTGGATACTTGCTCTGGTACGCAATGTTTGTTCCAGATAGCACTATCCTTGTTGCTGCGCACAAGCACACTGGTGCTCAGGAAATTATGAGCAGAATTAGATATGCCTATGAATCATGCCCGAATCATATTCGTGCTGGGGTAGTTAGCTACAACAAGCAGAGTTTAGAGTTTGAAAATGGTTCTAGAATTGTAGCACAAACTACCACAGAAACTACTGGTCGTGGTATGAGTCTGTCGTTATTATATGCCGACGAATTTGCGTTCGTACCGCCCAATATAGCGAGTGAATTCTGGACCTCAATTTCGCCAACACTAGCAACTGGTGGTAAAGCAATTATCACCAGTACGCCGAATAGCGACGAAGACCAGTTTGCTCAAATTTGGAAAGAAGCAAATCACAGGTTTGACGAATTTGGAAATGAACAAGATGTTGGGCGAAACGGATTCTTTCCTTTTAAGGCGCATTGGAGTGAACACCCGGAACGTGATGAAGAGTGGGCAAATACTGAGCGAAGCAGAATTGGGGAAGAAAGATTTCGAAGGGAGCATGAATGTTGCGCGCAAACAACGGTTATAACATTACGCGATGTCAATGGTAGAATATTTGATATTTCGATAGGCGAGTTTTTCAAGATGTGTTAATATACCAGTATTATGACTACATATATAACATCAAAGATCGATAATGCCAAGTACTGTAAAACCAACGGACAGTTTTCTAGACACCTGAGGCAAAATAATTTGA